GAATCCCTGGTCAATAATAAATTCAATGTACCTATCAAGGTTCTTGGTATGGGAACAAAGTGGAATGGGTTCATGGATAAGGTGAAAGGGTACCGGGACCACGTGAAGACCTTACCCGACAAGGATATTGTTGTAATAGTAGACGGGTTTGATACTCAGGTAAACGGTACGCTAGAAACCGCAGTCTCGCGGTTCCAGAAACTAAATAAATCGATTGTCGTATCACGCGATCCGACAGGGTACACTGAGATAATAGCCAGAAAAGTGTTCGGGACGTGTGCTAATGGGTACATAGGTAATAGCGGGCTCATGATGGGCCGCGCTGATAACATGTATAATATGCTGTACGACATGTCAAACGAATCGTGCAACGACGATCAAAGAGGACTGAATACGGTATGTACGAAGCATGATGTCCACGTCGACGCAGACAATATCATATTCGAAAACACTCCGCCAAACGATAGAACTATCAAATCCGATGCGGTCTTTATCGGGTTCCCGGGTGCGATGAATATTTCTAGGGGTGGCAGGGCTTTGCTAGAGTATACACAATTCTTCATCGTGGAAATTCTTGTGGCGTTCGTATTTATCGCCCTACTCTGCAAACGGTTTCGTTTGCCGATATCAGTGTTTATGGTATTCATGGCAGTGTTTGTTGACGTGTCATGTGCGTGAGATTGTATTGGATTAGAAGTCGCCCGTGAAATTAGCCTCGTCGTCCTCAAAATCGGCGATCTCGCACACCGGAACGGGTTTCACGCGCTTCTTCACGACGCGTTTTGGGACCGATAGGAGTTCCTCGCATCCGTGCTCGCGGTGCCACAGGACTTTCTTCCAGAACTCGTCCATGATAGGCAATCTCACGGCGAACCATTCCCTGTCACGCTTAACTTCCGTCACTACAAACTCGGGTTCTTTCGGCCATGTAATTTCCATGGGTTTGTATTGAATGAACACGGTCTCTTCGAGATTGAGGACTTCCATGAGCAACTGCAATTGGGGCATGTAGTGCTCGGGGACCTCGGGTGTGATAACCCTGCGTAGAGGACACTTGATCTCCAGGAGTTTCCCGCTTTCCGTGATACCGTCCGGACTCCCACCGAGCCAGGGGATTGTAGGGTGCTGGAACAGCCCGATCTCATGCGATACTTCGTTGTACTTCTCACAGTAGATATCCCGCGCCTCGTCCTCGTACTTGTTCCCGTGAGCAGTTGCCTCGTTACCCGTGAACTTATTGTACCCACATTTCTTGAGGATGAGCCCGTTCGGTGTCTCGTACTTGTTCTCTCCGATAGCCGACGCTAGATCGCTTGCCGTCAGCATGGTACCACGGAGCCGGAGCCATTCATCAGACCTCTGCGCAGCATAATTCTTGGAAATTAGGAATTCCGTCTGTTCATGCATGCTTGTACATTAAACGCGTCTAATCTCTAAATGCTCCAATGCAACTATACGGAAATAACTCTCTCGCGAATTCCTTTACGGTGGCCGATCCTAGGATTATCCATGCCACGGTCCTGAACTGTTCAGGTATGTCTATTTGGAAGTACAACGATACGATCCACCCGAGTAAAAACGCAAGTATATCGGTGACGTGGTTGCGCGTACTTTCGAGTTTCTTTCCGGTCGGTGATACACTGTGTTCGCCGTACTCCATAAAGGTGTGCACGCCGTTACTTATTAGGAAGTTTGCATGCATTGACATCCCCGTTGAATTCAGTAAGGTTTGTGATAAAAGACCACCTACTAAATGCTGAACAGTGTATATATCTATGTATTCGATACCCATATACGTATTCTAAATATTTAATTACATTTTCAGTCGGCTGATTGCCACCTTGCCCGCCTCTTGCTCAGCCTGTTTCTTACTGCGCGCTTTCCCAGCCCCGAGTGAAATACCGTTCACGACGACGTGAATGTGAAACATACCATTCTCATGTTTATCGACGACGTAATCTGGTAAATCAAACTTATTCGCCTGGCAATATCGCATCAGTTGATCCTTGAAGTTATCATCGATCATGAGTTCGTCCATGTTAACAATAGCCGGGTCGTTATAAATTCCGAGGATAAACCGTTTCGTTGATAACAACCCCAGATCCATGTAAATCGCACCTACGAGGGCCTCGAAGGCGTCCTCTAAAACATTTTCGTTATTATTCCACCCGTTTCGCGTACCTTTCTCATCCATCAATATCCATTTCGCGAGACCCAATTTCCTGGCAATATCAGCCAGTGTGTTCCCCCGCACCAGTTTCGTGCGTAGTTTAGTTAGAAACCCTTCCTGTTCGGATTCGTACTTGTCGAATAACATCTTCGTCACGATAAATCCGAGAACGGAATCACCCATAAACTCAAGAGTCTCGAAAGACCCTGTTAATTTGTATTTTTTACACGCGGATTTATGCGTGAATGCTTTTCTGTACATGGATAGGTCATTAAGTTTTGTTCCTATCACCTCTTCTATCTCATGACGAGATAGAAGAGGTGGGTCAATGAGGGGGACGAACTGTTCGTCGTCAGACATTTTAGTGTTACAATGTATTTTGTTTTTAAGCCGCCACCTTCTTCACGGTGGGGCGCCTCACCACCTTCTTAACCGGGGTAGGTGCGCTCGACACCTCGGACTCGGACTCGGTCTCGGCCGCGGTGATCGCTTCGGTAATGACCGTGCTGCTAGCCGCCGCAACATCCTTGATATAATGAGGGGACAGGTACCTCTGCATGTTCAGGAAACTGAGTTGAATACCGTCAGGAGGGGCGAGCAGCGTCTTGAGCTTATCGTCCATTATGATAACGCGCCCGTTGTCTGGGTGCTTCAGGTCATTGTCGCGGATGTACTTATTCACGCGACGAGTAACCTCGCTACGGGAAAGCATCTCGGATGGGTCGACGTCAAGGAAAGAGGCCAGCGCACTCGTGATCTTCTGCGGGCGGTTGAAGCCGTTGTTCTTTGAACGCTCACTCGCCTTCACACCGTCCGGATCTTCCTGGTGGTTGCGAATCTTACGCACGAGCTTAACGAGCGCCTTCATATCCTTCTGCAGGGCCGCGATCTCAGTTGTGAGGGACTCCATGGATGCCATGTTCTATCATATAATACGTCTCATTCTTTAAGTCTGTTACAGGACGGTTATGAAGACACCCAGTGAGAGTAGTATGAGTACAATAAGAGTCACGTTAAAGATGGATAGTGGTCGTTGCGGTGTACCTTTATTATTTGTCTGCGCTTTTTTGACATTGGGTGGTGCTATCCCTGACGGTGGTCGGGGGCTGACCCCTGTGCATTCGCCTGGGCACCCTCCTGAACAGCACGAAGGGTCACATCCGTATATGAACCCATCGTCCCCTACATACCCACAAAACTGTTGCGAATTTATACGTGTAGTCCTTTCAGCCGGCGTCAGACCTTTCAGTGTATTTTCGTCTAGGTCAGTGTAACATTTACACGGTTTATCAGCAAACCTCGATCCGCATATCGTATGAGCGCAATGCATCTTGTTGTATTATAATGTGGTAATATTATAATGACACAAGAGTACGATTTATTCGTAAAATCAAAACTATGTCAAGGTGATAGTACATTATACAAATATTACCAAACCGATGATACCAAACGTTTCAGAGCGAGAATGAGTCGTATGTATAACACAAAGGAGGGCGAAGATAACATAAACTCTGTCGTCATGTCATTGGTATCGGCTTCGTGCCGAGATATAATATACAATGTAGTAGGTCTAATTTCAAAAGAGTTTAGATCGATGGGTGATATGGTAGTAACAGGTGGCGATGCGTTCAATGTGTACATGAAACCAGAAGATCGTATAATCACTGTCGATATCGATACTAAGTTTGTACCTATTTTCAAGGGCCCGGCAGGCAAACTTATTACTCCAAATGATAAGGAATTCTTTGGGTATTTACAGGTGTTGAAACTGTTAATGTGGGACTACATGGGGGTACTTGCAGAGAACTATCTTAATATCGTTATACCTTACAGAATAGATACACTCGTTAAAAATTCCAAGATCGGAAAACTGCTAGGACTGTCTTTGTCAAAGAACGGGCCGTGGGTTACGAGAAGGTACCATTTGATTCGTAAGAAGAAACAGTCTTCGAACTCTTCGACAAACCCCGGCGATATACTTATTGATGTAGAGTTATTCGCGTTTGACTTGAGTATTCGGTACTTCAATCCCACCGCGAGTAAAATAACACCAAATAATCTTGGCGGTATCCTCGATATAGCACTTATGCGACCCGGTGAGGTTGGGTATGAGGTGATTTACCATAACCAAAAGGGTATAAGTTACAAGAATCCTATAACAGGTGTTACTAAAAACAATCCCGATGTACGTATAGCGGGGAAGAAGTTTCTGATGGAAGATTTGTATATAATGCAGTCATTGGGGTTGCGCCCGTGGAAGAAGGCAAAGGATAAGAAACGCATGTATACCTTTGCTAAGAAGGTTCTAGGCGTCGACGTAAAATCAACCGATTCATTTCATACTATTTTCACTAAAACCTTGCCTAAACTACAACAGAAACCTATCAATATTACGAAACGTCCTATATTCGACAAGAAACTCATTGCTCGTGCTCAGGATATAAACCCGTATACATATGAGAAATATACAACCCATCCACAGTTAGATACGCTCGTGAGAAAAACTATGGTAGGACTGAAAGGAACTGCTAACAATGTTTCTATACCTGGATACACAGGCACAAAGAGTAAGTATAAGTTTTACCCCGACAAACGTAAATGGAATATCCCTAAAAATCCGTACTATATAAGAGATCAGTATACCTTCCGACCTAACAAGGATACACCTATCAGTATACCGAAGGACGTGAAATCATGGCAGATTCTATACGGATACAACCCAATGAGGAATTCGTGGATTCCGAAATCGATAATAGATAAAGCAGCTATAATGCCATTGGTTGGGTTAAAGAATATACACGTATGATTTCCAGATGCAGTTCAGTACAGTTATTCGTTTAGACGACGGTCGTAGATATACGAAAGTTACAGGCGACGATGGTGGTCGTGTGATGGTTCAGTTGAACGGTGTCAGTATCGTATCGAAGTTCGATGACGGTGACACTGTTACGATTGAAATACCCGACCAGAGTCCGGTATCAGATATTGATTCGCAGAATATTACAGCAGCAACCGACAACTGTGAGGCGTGGTTCGAGAGGGAGGTGCCCAAGAAGACGCTCGAAACCGCCTACACTAGTAGTCTCAAGGACAGCACCATGAACGTTTCGAAGGCCACGGTTAACGGTAAGGTCGTTACCCGTATTTACGATTCTACCCGCGCGCCTGTTGACCCATGCGACGTGGGTGAAATGCAGAAGTGCGATGTTATCCTAGAATATTCAGGACTGTGGTTTGCGAAGAAGACATTTGGCCCAATTTGGAGAATTGCTCAGGTAAGGATCAGGGCGAAGCCGAAGTCAGTGTACCCCGACGAATACTTATTCCAGGGTGACGATTCTGACCAGGGTGAAAATGAAACTGACGCCGACTTCATGTAAAAAAAAATTATACTATATAATAAAGATGCCGGTGTTCAACAGAAAAAACATTGTTATGATTTCACTCGTGGTCGCAATAATTTTACTTGTTTGGTGTGCCAACGGGACTCCTTCGCCTGCCGCGCCCAAGACCGTTTCGTTTTACAGCGCGCCCACTATCACTTCGTCGGGTAGCAGCGGTAATCAGCAGGGTGCGGTGGTTGGTATGAACGTGTCGGACGATGAGACGTTCGCCCCTGCCAGTCTTTCAGGCACTGGTATCGACCTGAACATCGGCTGCACCCTCAACAGCGGTGTCGGTCTCGCTTCGTCTCTCCTCCCCCGTGAGGTCGCGTCGCAGGAGGACTTTGGTCAGTTCGCCCCTGATGACATCCTCAAGGGTCAGAACTTCCTTGACCCCCGTAACCAGATCGGTATCCCTGAGACCCTCGGCGGTAACCTCCGCAATGCTAACCAGCAGATCCGCGCCGACCCTCCTAACCCCAAGAAGGCGTACGAGTGGAACAACAGTACGATCGTTCCCGATCTTATGCAGCGCAAGATCTGCACCTAATTAAAGATATAATCACTCTTTATCCAAATGGCGGAAATTTCTGATGAATTCAAGAAAGCAATGTCAGAGTGGGTAGAACTCAAAAAACAGTTGACTGAGGTCCGTAAAGACGTCAAGGTTCTCAATCAACGTGAAAAGTCTCTCAAGGAGTACATCAAGGACTATATGACAGACGAGAGGATCGATAACGTCAATCTCAAAAAGGGCAAGGTATGTCTCAAAACGTCGGTCCGCAAGCCGGCAATGTCGCGAAAGGCTGTCTTATCAGGTCTCGCCACGTACTGTCAGGACGACGAGACTCGCGTGGAGACTATCATGAACTGTATTGAGGACCAACTGGAGAAGAAGGAAACTAGTTCCATCACCATGTCGGGTGTACTCAAATAAGGAAATGAGTCTATGTATATTCAATAGAGCATCAGCGCATTTTAACAATGGTTTGGAGTGAGTACACGAGCGCGACGCATGGCGAAGAGGCTGATATCGACGAGGAGGTCGATGCGCTCGCGATTCCGTATAACAGGGAACTGGATTACGACGACTGGACGTTCTGGTTCTCCGACGATATGCATAATCTATGGTGGAATGTACGCGATTATCTGAGTTCGCGGGGCAATACGCCCAGGGTGCTCGATCAGGCCGACTTTGAGGATTTCAGCCGGTTCTGTTATAATTTTTCGTGTAAACTTCGTAGCCATGTACCATCTTAGTAGTCGACAAATTAATAAAATCATACATACATTATAACAAATGATAGGCATCACTTCTTATAAGGTATCTATACCCACCGCCCTGTTCTTACTGTTAAGTTATACAGGTCTCAACAAGAAAACTACTATGTATACCACTCTCGCGAACGCTCTTGTATTCTGTATCGTATACTCGATTATAGCGCATTTCATGGGCATGGTTCTCACATACACGGATTTACTCGTGACGACTTTCCTCTTTATAGCGTTAAACCCCGGTGTTCTATTGACTATACCACCCGGACCCAGAGGTGTTTTCATGTCGGGCGAGAGTACCACCGATGCGCTGGTGGTTCACACGGCATTGTATGCTGTTTTATTCGCGTTACTTCGCAAGAATTTTCCTCAGTACTACTGATTAAGTACGGATGAAGAAATATCTCGTATTGGGTCCAGGGGGTATGGGATATTTCTCGATATTGGGAGCGCTCAAGGCGTTGGGAGATGATAAGATAGATACCATACAAGAATTTTCAGGGGCCTCGGCGGGATCTATACTCGCGATGTTACTGGGTTTAGGATGGTCGCTGGATAAGATCATGGACATGTCGTTCTCACGAGACATCCAGAGTAACCTAAAATATAGTATAAAAGGAATAATATCAGGATACGGGCTCATAGATCACGAGTGTATAAAGAACGAACTAATGGATATAGTAGGTGGTAACCCCACATTCAAAGAACTCACGAGAAATGTACACATATCTTCTTACTGTGTAGATAGGTCGACTACAGTATATTTTTCGCGGGAAACACACCCTGATATGTTTATCATAGATGCCGTGTGTATGAGTATATCCGTACCGTTTTTGTTTTCGGCGTATAGACACAGTGGTCACCTTTATGTAGATGGCGGGTTGATTGAAAGTATACCGTATACACCTTTCTTACATATACCAGATAACGAGGTGTTTTCCATTATTGTAAATTACATGACCGGTGTAAATACCGAAATAACCGATATCAAACAATATGTGCAGGTTTTAGTGAGATCTATCCTAACTAACAGAACCGAATATACTACAGATAATAATATATCAATAGATATCGAAAATATAAATATATTTGATTTTTCAATGAGCGACGATGACAAAATTAGACTCTATGCGCGTGGGTTCGAAGAGGGGCGGTCAAAATTCTTAGACTGGTAATAATAACTACGATTTCCGATGATTCCAATTCCATCGTCGGAAATCGCACTTGACATCACCCCGATGAGATCCAACGTATCACATACCGAGTTGTGTTTCTGTTCGTGGTCCGCATCCTGTGCCTTTGAATACGCCTCTAAATTACTCGGGTAATATCCACGGTATGTAAGAGCGATATCACCGCCCGCATCGACGCGCCTGTGAAAGTTCCTCTTGAATACAGGCGCGCGCTCCTTTAGAACTCTCTCGCTGCATATCTTCACAATGGACGCGTGGTTCTTATCGTACGTACCCATATCCGAGTCCATGTAATGGAGATACTTCTTCTTAATAACTCCTTTCACACCTAGGAACTGTTGCGTGTCGAGTAACATCTTAGCGTCGTTTTCCCAGCAGTGCGCGATGTAGATACCGCCGTTGTCCACAATGAACTGATTCCACAGTGAGAAAAAATCCGCAAAGTTCACGTCCAGTGTGATTATGTCGCTTCGCTTCGCACATTCCACGACAGATTCGCACAGCCTATCCCGTACTTTCGAATGTAGGTTGACGCGATCATCTGCGATAACATCGCGAATTCGAAAACAAATACCATGCTTTTTCGAGCATAGCATAGCCCCTCGTTTCTTTTCATAGTCAACCGCGAATACAGTTGCCTCGTAGATACGAGACCGACCTTCTAGGGAAGGCCATGATTCGTAATCGCCGAAGCATACGCGTGTCTTCATTTATTATATACAGTGTGAATTTTTTATCTGTGTATCTAGTAACATACATGGACCCCTGTAACCCAAGTGCGTTTATCAATGACCTGCGGTCGATGGCTCGAGAGGAACTGAGTGTACCGACCGACTTCTCCGCTAACATGTCTCATAAACAGGTCTGTGACGCATTCACTAAATGTAATAAGAACGCAACCAGCCTACCACCAATGAAGATGTCGAAGACTGGTACGGATGTGTTTTACATTGACCGCGATTCGCCTTTATCGGCGCGTGATTATAAGCATTTATTCGAATCTGGTAAGGTTGATGATATACGTAGGATAGCGAAGAAAGTAGGTATCATTAAATTAAAACTACCGAAGGCAGAACTTATCGTGAACATCAAGGAAATACTGCATCGTAGTAAAATCCAAGAACCACTCAAATTACCCATCAAGGTGAACGTGAGAAAATCCACATCTTCTCGCAATAACAATCTATTTGGGAACCTCAACAACAACAACAACAATAATAACAAGAACAAGAACAATAATAATAATAATCTCAATCGCAACCTTAACAAGAATAATCTCAATCTCAACCTTAACAAGAATAATCTCAATCTCAATCGCAACCTTAACAAGAATAAGAACCTATCTAATTTAGGGCGTAATATGGGTATGGCGAGGGGGCGTAATATGGGTATGGCGAGGGGGCGTAATATGGGTATGGCGAGGGGGCGCAATAATAATTTGTCAGATGTGAGACGGCATGGATTCAAACCTAAAATCAATAAGCCGACTCTATCTCAGTCGTCGTTAGCGCCGGTGGGTAATGTACGACCTCAGTCGTCGTTAGCGCCGGTGGGTAATGTACGACCTCAGTCGTCTGTACCAGTGCGTAATGTAAGACCTCAGTCGTCTGTACCAGTGCGTAATGTAAGACCTCAGTCGTCTGTACCAGTGCGTAATGTAAGACCTCAGTCGT